CGGGGTTCTTGACGGTAGTCATCTGCTTTCCAATAAAAAAGGCTCACGCCGGAATTATGTGCGACCGGAGTAAGCCTTGGTAGGGGTCCAGTGTAATATACTCTGGGAGTGAAGGGCACCCGTTAAGATGCCCTCCAGTATTTTGTTAGGCGAGTTGGTCGCGGTCAACCTCATCAGCGAGGATGCGGCCCGAAACCGGAACCATGAGAGCCCAAACGCGGAGTTTACCCGCAGTCGGACCAGTCGTGGCAGCGTCCAGTTCAAGGTCGATGGTGTCGGCAGCACCGAACATCACCTGACCCGTCTGAGTCGCCGGGGCGTAAGCACCAGCAGCAGCAGCCGTGGCATCCCACGAAGCGACGAACGCATCAACATCGCCACCGACAACACCCAGAAGGAAGCGGGTGTCAGCGGATTCACCGACAAGAGGCGAAACCACCTCGATGCCAGCGGTGAGGACGATGTGCTCTGCCGGAACAGAGATCGCTTCGATGATATCGCCCGCAACCAGAGCACCACCTTCGGCAGTGACCCAAGCCTCGATGTCAATCACGTTTTCAGCAAAGATGGGGGCAGGAGCCGCAGTGCGACCGATCTGAGCGCCACCAGCAAGAGTCGTAACAGTACCCATTGTATGGTTTCCTTAAGATTTCAAATACTGAATCGCATTGTTCAGCAGGTTAGGGTTATCTCTGAAGTGGCCCAAACCGTGGTTACACCTAGAACAGAGAAGGCCACGTACTTTTCCAGTTGAATGGCAGTGGTCTACAAAAAGCCTTCCGCTAGTTCTAGAGTTCCCATTCTCCTCTTCGCCGCAAATCGCACAGCAGTAGTTTTGGTCTTCAAGGATTTTTTCGTAATCCTCGTAGGTTATATTGTACCTGAGTTTAAGAAAAGCTTTGTATTTCCTAAACTCTGTGCAAGGTCTGCAAGTAGACCTCATTGCGATTCCTTTAAACGCTGCGGGATTTCTCTCTAGCGCAAAGTTATCAGAGGTTTTGAACTCCCCGCACGCAGTACACAAACGTCCGTCCTTGTAAGGGTGGTCATCGGGGAGTTCAAGTTTCATCAGAGACTTCGCTGTTAGGCAAGATTCCAGCGAGCAACCGTAAGTGCTTCGGGTCTCAGTATTTTCCTACCGTAGAGGTGCATCCCGCGAACCACGTCAGCAAAGCTGTTGGGGTCACGGTAGGTTTCCGTCTTGTTAATCTGCTCAGCGGTAGCAACAGCAGACGAGTGGCCAGCAACGATCACACCGTAGTTGGTGTCCTGATCGCTAGTGCCCGTGGTGCCCGGTCCAGTACCCACCGCAGGCAGGTTGTTGGAGACGTACACGCGGAAGCCCGAAATTTGCATCGGACCGCTGCCGGAACGAAGCGAGCCGTTCGGACCAAAATCGGCGTTATGGAAACGCGAATCTTCGTCCATCAGGACTTCCATGAAGTCGGGCGAGATCACCAGCCAGCGGCCCTCGGTGTCAACAAATTGCTTGTCGAGCAGGGTACGCATACGGTTGATGAGCATGACCGGCGAGACGTAAGACGTCGGGAGAGCAGTAGCGCCGGGAAGACGCGCAGCCACCGGGATCGAGTCGCCAACCGTACCAGCAGTCGTGAAGTTACCAAACGACGGGCGGGACAGCTTCATGGAAGCAAGCAGTTCGTCCGAACCAGCCGAGGCAACAGCCTTCGTGCCGTTAACAGTCGTGTTCACACCGTCAGCAATCTCGTTGAGTACCGACTGGGTGTAGCCCGACAGGTAGCCGAGAACTTCTTGGTCGTACTGGTCGGCAAGCCGGTAAGCAGCACGGTTCGAAGCCATCGACTGGAAGTCAACGTGCGAGTGGGCATCCTCGATGTCGTCAATCTTGAAGGCGAAGTAGTTAGCCTTGTCGATGACCAGCGAGAAGTCCTCGTCGTCGAGGTCTTGGGCGTTAACTTGGGTTCCGCGAGCATACGACTGAACAGTGATTTCCAAAGTGTTGCGAAGGTCTTTTTAATTTCACCTTCCTGTAAGTTTCCCTACAGTTCAGACTATATCTTCACCCCGGAGGGTGTCTTGCACTCGTGGACTATACTTATCTACATGCTCAACCTTGTATTTCATAGATTGAAAAATGTATGGGGAAACAATGGATACAAACTCTCTGGATTCTTTAGTGTTGAATCTGAGGGAGTACTTGTCGTTCCTTTTGTCGATATCGAATTTAGGAACAATTTTGTACTTTTCCGAGAACCACTCTCTCAGCAAACCCGCTTCTTCTTTTGAGCAGTACGTAGAAAGTCTAGTCATACACCCGCAAGGAGTTTTGACTTTATTTCTGCAAACCGTCCCCGAGCCATCGTCCATGTACCATAAGGCCAAACTTTGGTCTGTCAGGTATCCTAGGAGTTGTTCTGTATAAACCTTATTGCCGTAGGGGTACAAGACCCGGTGCATTTGCCTAAAGTATGCGTGGTTTTTATACAGTTGATGGTTCGTGTAGGTCTTCCCGGTTTTCTTGTTCAAAGACTTATACGTGTAAATCTTAGGTTCTTTTCCGCCGAGAATACTGTGAAGAAGCTTTTGCTTTTCTTCTAGGTACAACAGTTGCTTAGGTCCTTGTCCGATGATGATTCGGGCAGTGTCCTTTGCCTGATCCTTGTCGATGTAGATTCCACCGTCACCAAGGGCCATACCGTAGAGAATGCCTCTCTTACGCCTATCCATTTTGTTTCCTTTCGTTAGCTACGACGAGCCACTACTTGTTTATAAGTATAATCTAGTCGTTGAACCTTCCCGTCACCGGGCTTGGCTGCTGATTCCCATATTCTAGCACGAACTTAGGGTTCCAGCAATTCACAAGATTATCTATCTGACGTTATGCCGCCAGAAGGCCCAAAAATTTAGGCTCTTTGAGGATACGAACGGTGTCACCCTGATTCGCAATTTCCCCAAAATAGTCACTGTTAGTGATGTCGCTAACCACAGTCTTTTTACGGAAGGCCAGTTGAACCTTTTTGGAGTAAATGACCGAAGAGAAGTTACCATTCGGCAGGTTCGACCAACCCGGAGCAGCTTGAAAAGCCATTGTATTGTTCCTTTACTGGGTTAGGTTAGGGTCTAGTCTTCGAAGGGCCAATCTCCTTAGGGTGTCCAAACGGGGCCTAACGCATTGGGTAATCTTGAAGCTTATGCTCTGTAGCGTATAAAAACAGTTCATGCGCTAGAGCGTATACAGCAGTCACCTGAGGTTGTCCACGAATGGGGCTCTAGTGACTGCTGGTAGTTATATGGTAATAATGTTACTTGTCAACAGTTTTATCGAGCACCACCAGAGATATCGTACACAAAGTTACCCGTGCGGATAGCTTCCATGATCTTCTCTTCGTTAGCGGCGTATTCTTTCATGGACATACGGCTGACAACAGACTCCTTGATCTTGCCGCCAGCGTCCTTGTCGTCAACACTGGCACGTCCACCTTTGGTGTCGATAGCACCAGCAGCTTTACGCTTTTCTTCTTGGTCAGCTTTAGGTTTGTTCTTGACACCAAGGTCCATCTTGTAGAGGTCGATGGCACGGATAACAGACTTGGGATCGTCACTTTGTTCGAAGAGAGCAACTTGAACCCAACGAGGCTGTTCGTCTGCCCAGTCTTGGAACTCGATGCTATCCTGAAGTTCTTCAAAGTCAGGATGAGTCTCAATGATTTTCTTGATGGCTTTGGTTTTCTCAGACTCTTTTTGTTTGTTCTGGATATCCTCAAGAGACATCTTGGCGTCCTTGAACATAGCCTCGGCTTCTTCACGAATCATGGTTTCAATGATACCGGCGACAGAAGGGTACTTCTCCTTCCACTCCAGCATCTCTTGCTTGTTCTTAGGAATTTCTACCGGAGCAGTATCCGGCTTCTCTTCCAGTTTCTTCTCAAGAGCTTCGATCCGGGCCTTGAACTCTTCAGCCTGTTTTTGGGAGTGACGACGAAGGTCCCCGTAACGCTTCTTGAAGGTCTTCTCTTCTTCGCTGAGGTTTTCGTCAGGTACACCACCTTCGGGCTTTACCTCTTCTTCTCCTTCTTCACCTTCAGGCGGTTTACCTTTGGCGATAAGTTCTTCAAGTTCTTTTTCGTCTTCTTCAATTCTCTTCTGGTGTTTAGTAGCGAAAGACATAGTTTCTCCTTTGGGGCTAGGCAGTACCTAGGTAGCCGTGTTACTTCTTTTTGTTTCGACGTTTGACAAGTCCACCTTCAGCGAAGGCTTTGCCAGAACTCCAAGAGCCTCCATCATTATCGAAGCCTCCGGGGTTAGACTCTCCGGTAGATTTAGGTGAAAAACTGCCACCCGGAGAAGAGACAGTTTTATTCCCAGAGGAATCCGTCTTTACGGTATTCCCTGAACTGGTGCGAGTTACCTTCGTAGGAGTGCTAGACGGCCTAGACGAGGGCCTAGGGCTGGACGTAGGGGCGTACCCAGAGGACTCAGAGGAACCCCTAGGGACGTTTGTCGGTTCAAGCCCAGTAATACGAGTGCCACCGAGAGTAGCACGGGGAGGCGTTTCGCTGGTAGTACGGACACCACCGCCGAACATCTTCTCCAGAAGACCACCGCTGCCAGTAAGACCACTGGCAAGTCCTTCACCACCGAAGAGGTTCCCAAGAAGACCACCACCTTCATTGTCGTTGGACGACAGAGACTCTCTGACAGCCGTCAGACGCTCACGGGATTGTTCGTCAAGATCAGTAAGAGCCAGACGGTTATCAATCTCCTTTAGGGCCTGCTGT